AGGTCCATAACGTAATATACGAGCTATTGCTTCAGCTGCACGTTGTTCTTCAGGTAAGTTAAGTAAATAATATTTTTTTCCTTCAATTTGTGCTATCCAACTTCTTCTCATCCATATTAGGTAAAATTCTTCATCATTTTGAAGATTAATTCTAAATGTAGTTGGTCTAGGAGCAACCCAGTCTATAGATGCTATAAATGAGTCAAAGTCTGATGTTAGTAAGTTTAGGATTACTTCTTTTAATTCAGGGAACTTAGTTAGTTCATCGAATTCAACGGCAGCATATTCAGCTTTTTTACGGTCTTGTATAACCTCAAATGCTAAACCCTGTATTTTTTCTTTGAATTCTTCTTTTGTCATTATTAAATTTTATCTTGTAATGCTGCTAATACTTCTACTCCAAGTGCTAAACTTAAATCGGCATTACCTACTGCACCCTCGTTGTCTTGAATTTTTTGAAACTTTCCTGATTTTGCCATTTTTTCTATTTCATCTGCTACTTTTTTAGCTACTGATTTAAGTAAGGGTCTTAAGGGTTTTACAGTTAAATCTTTAGCATCTTGAAATTTGTAATCTTGTTCATTTACATTACCTCTAAGTTCTTTTAAAATACGTTCTGTTAAAGATTCATCTACTGGGAGTTGTCTTGACATATCATCAAATACTCTTATAGCATCTGTTAATGCACTTGCAAAAAACCCTAATTTAGATCCTGGTATGTGAATAAAGGTTCCTGCTGGGTTAGAGGAAGTTTTATCTGTAATTTGTAACCCTGGTCCTTCTTTACCCATGGAGAATCTTTTAAATTCATATCCATGTTTATCTACTAACTCAGTACCTTCTTCTAATTTAACACCTCTACCTTTTAAGATATCAGCTTTAGTTACTTTACCATCTCCAGTTAAATCAGGGAATGATTCTTCTTCTACTGGTCCTTTAAGAGCTGTTTTAATTAGTTCTGTTAGTCTGTTTTTATTTTCATCTACAATTTTACCAATTCTGTCAGCTTGACTTTTATGCATTTTAGAAGCTTTGTTAAGTTCTTTTTCTATCTTTTTTAACTTATTTTCTTCTTTGTCTGTTACTTCTTCTTTCATTTTTTTCTTTTTAGAGATAGCTGTGTCTTTACACATTTCATCAAATTTAGGATCATCCTGAGCACATGCCCATTTTCTTTGCTCTTTAGAATAAACCTCTTCTATATTCTCATCCTCTTCTTTTTTAACTAAGTTAATAGCCCTACCAGTTGCCATAGCATCTGGATTTGGTCTATTAAATTTAGGGTCGATATACTTTAAAAGTTTTTTCTTATCACCTTTAAGCATACCTGAATATATTTGATTGTATTTGTCTTTGACTTTTGAAGCTTGACCTGGTGTTAAACCTTCAGTTAAAATGTTTTTAATTAGGGATTTAATTTGTTCTGCTGTTAACTGTTTAGCTATATCTTTAGCTTGAGATTTTGAAACAGTTTTAGAAGATTCAAGATCTTTAGGTTGTAATTTTCCTATTACATTAGATGCTCCTACAATAGCACCTTTAATATCTGCTGATTTTTTAAGGAATGCAGGTTTTAATTCTGGTAGTAATTCTCTTAAAATAAATTGAATTAATTCTTCAGGTTGATTAATCTTTTTTAGTAAAGTTTGAACGTCACTATATTGATTTAAAAATTTAATAGCTTTAGCTGTATCTTTAGGCATACCCTCAACCGCTTCTATAATAAAGTCTAAATTTTCTTTTAATTCTGGTTGGCCTTTAGGGTTAAATCTATTTCTAACTTGGAATAAGATTGATTTTAATTTTGCAGGATTTTTTCTTAATGTATCATTAATATTAACTGTAAGTAGGGCTACTAATAATTTTTGTAACTCTTCTTTAGTGTCAATAAATTTATATGATCTATCTAAACCTGTTTTTATATCCATTTTATCACCAGATAGAGAAACATCTTTTTCTGTTGGTGTATCTTTTAAATCAAAATCTTTAGCTAATTCAGGATCTGTTGGAATACCTTTTGTTTTTTTAGTTTTTTTAACCTTAGGATCTAATTCAACTGTGTCTCCTACTTTAATACTACTTGATGTTGATTTTGTTGTTGATGTTGGTGCAGTTGTTGATGTTGAAACTTTTTCTTTTTCTTTTACTTTAAGTTTTATTTTTTCACCTATTGAAGGAAATTTTGTATAAAAATCATCAACACTAGATTTATATTTATCTTCTAAGTATGCGTTATCAAATTCAATAAAAGAATCATCTTTTCCTGACCATATGCCACTAAATAAATGGGTTAGTAACCCTAAATTTTCTTTAGCTGAGTCTTGATTGAAACCTGGGGCTTTTGTAATTTCTGTAAGTTGTAATGTTGTTGGGATTAGTTTTTCTAATCTTTCCATTAAACCACTTTTTCCTTTATTATCAGAACCTTTTTGTCTAGTAGCTTGACCTGCTTTAGGTTTTTGTTCTCCTTTTTTAAATGCTGTAGCTGGGATTTTTTGTCCTTTTTTACCTATTGTAGATTTAATAACTCCTCTTTCACCTAATTTAATGTTAGGATCTAACGCTTTAATACCTTTAGATAAACTAGATGGAGACTTTTTAGTATTTCTAATCCACCTTAATGTATCTATAGTATCTAAAATTTCTTTTTTTTCTTTACCTTTAGCTTTAGCTGCCTTTTTAACTAATGAACCTCCTGTTTTATCTGCTCTTCCTCCTATTCTTCTTTTTATAAAAGCATCGTTAAAAGTTTCACCTGATTTAGCTATAGTTAAATGTTTTGCAAATCTTTCAAATGCTGGGTTGTTAACTATTTTTCCGTTACCTATAATTCTTGGTAAGAATTGAAAAGCAATAACCATATATTTGTTAGAATCAAAATCTGGTTTTTGGCTATAAAATCCTATTATATCTTGGGGTGGGATTGTATTAGCTTGTTTAATATCAGTATCGCCAGTGTCATCAGGAGATACATCATCTGTATCTGCTTCTCCATCTTGAATATCAGACCAAGTACTTCCTACTTTTTGTGCTTGTTTAGCTTCTAAACTACCTGCTTCAAATTCTTTTGAAGAATCTTTAACTGCGTCTTTTTCAACATGAGTTACTTCGGCATCTTCAAAATTATCTTCTATTGCCTTCTTTAATAGTTTATTTATTTTATTAGATGTATCTTGTCTATCTTTAGAAACTGATCCTCCATCTTTAGCTTTATCATCACTTGCATCATCTCCTTGAGTATCTGTCCAAGTAGCATTATCTGTAAGAGTAATTTTTTTAAGGTTTGGGAATTTAGATTTTAAATCTTTTATTGCTTTATCTATAGCTTTATCTATATCAGCACCATCTATATCTCCTATACCGTTGCCCATCCAAAATTCAAAACCATCATCATCTACAGATGACATAAGATAATTAGATTCAGTATCAAAACTGTTTACAACTTCATCATCAACGTCTTCATCTGCTATATCTTTTATATCTTCTTTAGCATTATCATCTACAACATCTCCAACATCTCCTAAAATAGGTTGATAATCATCTCCTACATTTATTGTAGTAGCTGTTTGGTTTGATAAATCTATTTCTTTGGGTGTGTAATTTAAATTTTGAGCAAAACCTAATAAATAAATACCTAAAGCAAGCCATTCCATAGTCTTTCTAACCCCACCTGGCATATTAGTTAACCATTTTTCATCTATTTGTTTCTTAGATGAAGATGATGCCAGTTTTGTAAGATCTGATACTGTTGTTTTTTTACCTGATTTAAGTAGTTTTATAAATTTATTGTAAACTTCTTCAGAGGGAGATAACTTTTTTAAAAGTGCTAATTTTTTAGTAAAATCTTTTTTACTATCTTTAGATGAACTTTTATTAAATGCTAATGATTCAAGAGAACCTTTAATTGCTGATCCTGCCTTTGATAATAAATCTTTAATTTTAATTTCAGTCAATAACTCTTCAGAAAAATCATAACCTATTTCATTTAAAATGGCTAAACCTATTTCAAAGTCTGATTTAGATGTTTGTTGGAGTTCAGTAATGGAAAAACCACCAATGTCGGATTGGTGGAGTTTATTATTTGACATATATTTTCTTAAGTCAAAATCTTGCATTTCTTTTTATGCTTTATCTTCAGCTACTGATGCCTTTTTGTATACTGATATTAGTTTTTTAATCTCTGTTAAAGCTCTTCTTGCTCGGCCATGAGCAGCTTTACTAGTTTTTGAATGCTCAGTAGAGAATTCAGTCCATAACTCGGCCAACTTGACATAAGTTTCATTTGATTCCATAACGTATTTTTTAAAAATTAAATAATAGTGCTTAAGCTTCTTCGCTTGCAGCAGCTATACTTCTTTCATGTTGAATGATAGTGTTACTAATTTGTCTTACTAACTTATCATTACCTTGCTCTCTAGCAATTTCTCTTGCTTTCTTAAGTAAACCTTCTAATCCTGAATCATCAGCTGATTGTCCTGCAACTTCTGCATCTACTTCAATTTCTTCTCTATCTTGAACATCGTCAACTTTAATATCTTTGTCTACTTCGATATCAATTTCTTCTTTCTCGTTATCTTCTATTTCAATGTCTTTATCAGCATCAAATTCTTCATCTTCAGTTAGGATAGCAGTGATCTTTTCTTTGATCATATCTTTAAGACCTTCTTTAGTAAGTTTAGGAGTTTCAGTTACTTCTTTAACTTCTTCTTTTTCTTTCTTTAGGTCTTCTTCATCTTCACCTAAATCATCAGATAAATCAGCAAGTTCTTTTTTGATGTTTTTGATAGCACCTTCATGATGTTTGATCTTTTCTTTTAGATCTTCGTGCTCCATGTCTTTTTCATCCAATTCATCTTCTTTTTTATCTAAAGCTTTTTTGGATGCTTCGTCTTTTTCTTCTTGATCCTCTAATAGTGGGTTCTTATAAAGAAATTTTCTTAAATCGAATTCGTTCATTTTGTATTTTTTAAATATTTAAATATACTGATAAATATGTGGGGAGGTGTTATCTATGCGATTTTTTATGAAACTTAATGATTATTTATTTGTTGTAGTAGATTTAGCTCTTTTATTATTTGACTTTTCTACTGCTGACATCATTAACCTTTCTTCCATACGGGCTAATTTTTCTCTTAGCATTGTATTTTCTTCTATTAATTCATCAATTTTTTCTTCTAACTGTTCAATTTTTTCTTTTAAATCTAGAATAACTTCAGACATTAATTTGTCTTTTAAGTTGGCATCTCTAGTTAATTTCTTTTGGTTTAATTCAACTCTTTTTTTATAAATCAACCAGATTTCTTTAATACCTAACGCACTAGTTATAGCTGTTAAGATACTCATTAATACTTCTTGTTCCATCACTTTGTATTTTTTTCAAAAGTTATTTTTATATGTTTACTTTTATTAAAAACAACCTTTTATACGATTATAAATATTAAAAAAGAACAGGGAAATGTAAAATTAATTAATTACTTTTTTTTAAGACCTTTAAGATATTCAATTCCTTCCTCTAATGCTTTTTGAGCTCTCTCTTTATCAATACCTCCTACCCACTTTTCAACTTCACCGGATTCTGTTATAAAACCATCATTACTTTCATTCATCTTCATTTTCATATAGGCCTTATATTCTTCAATGAGTTTATCTATTTCTTTATTGCCTATTTCTTTTTTATGGTTATCCCATTCACCTGATGTTTTTATTTTTGTTTCTTTGATTTTAACACAATCTAAACATGCCCCATATGCTTTAAAATAATGGGGGTCTAATTGTTTATTCATTATGTTATTACAAGAAGGACAAAATAAAGGGACAGTTGATTTTTTAAATTTATCTAATTTTGTTATGTTTTCTTTAATACCGTCCCTTATAGTCCATGTACGGCCATTTTCTTCCCAAATATCTCCTTCTTTATGGAATTCTTCTTGTTTAGTATAACCTACACCAGCACCTGTACGTTCTGCACCTTTACCTTTTACTAGGTTACGGAGACGTTCAACGTCTTTTTTATTGAATTCTTTTTTTAAGATATTATCTTTCATCGACCTTGACCTCTATATGGTTTTTTATAATTTTTAGAACTTGGCAGTTTGGAATTTTTGCTTTTAGCATGAATTCCTTTTCTTTTTTTCTTAACTGCTCCTGATTTTTCTGTAACTGAGTATGCCATTTTTAACTTTTGAATGCTAATAAAAATTCTCTTATACCTATACCAAATGCTATACCAGCGTATAATACATTTTTATCTAGTAAAAGAAATACTCCAACTGCACCTGCAGCTGCTGCTTTAAACCATGATGAGTTTACAATTGATTTAATTTTATCCATAATTATTGTTTAGTTATAATCCTAACTTTTTTAACTGTTCTATAGTAGAGGCAGCTGAGGTATGTAGGATTCCAATACCTCCCTTAGCGTTCCATTCATCAATGGTTGGCTTAAGATCGTCAATAAGTATTGCATTTTTTTCAGAGTAGTCTTGTTTGTTTTTTCTTGCTGCTAAAATAAGTTTAGTTCCTGGTATTTTATTTTTCACCCATAAACGTTTTCCTAAACGGGAACTGTTATCATAAGATGGAGAGGATAGTAAAGAATATAAATTAGGTTTTATATAATCATATAATTGTTTTCCGTCAGGCATCCAAGGCATTCCTACCCAAAAGCCAACTCCTTCGTTATCAACTAATTTCCAAAATTTATTTAGACCATGTTTATCTCTATATTCATTTGGAGATAAACCAGATACATCTTTAAATCTTTTTTCAAAATCAACTAACACACCATCCATATCACAGTATAATGTATATTTTGGTGATTCTATGCTTTCAACTATTCTGTTATATATTTCTTTAAGTTTTATCACAACCACAATTTTTGTTAAATATAACATCATTTTCTTGGGGGGCCAAACTTTTTACGTCTTCTTTTACAGGTTGGAAGGGGTTGTCCTGTATTAATTCTCTTGCGAATTGGTTTAAACCAAATGGATCTTTTTGCTTTTTAGTTTCCTTAAGGTTTTTGAATTTAGGAACAATTTTAAAAGCATTAGGTTTTTGTTGTACCTCATAATTTTTATCAAGCCTTGATAGTTGTTTATCTAAATATATTTTATATAATCTACCTCTTTTACTAAAAACTGACATTTCTACATCTTCATCAGCATCTACTTTTGGCTCTATCCATACTTGACTAATATAAAAATATTTATCCCATTCATTAATCCAATTAATCATAATATCTGAAATAGTTGCCATTACCGCATATTGTTCTCCTTTATTGGTAGATTTCATTTCAGTATCTATGTTACCTCTTTTTGTAAGGGTAGTAAAGTCTATACCTACCTCTAATTCTTGATAATCAGGATCATATTCGATTTCAAAATTAACTACATATTTAGTGCCTAAATCTGTTTCAAATTCATATACGTTTTCAGCTTCAATATTATCTACTCTGTCATCTTCATCAGTAATTTCTTTAAAAGGTTTTGCATCTATTCCTGGTTGGATTTTTTTATAACTAAATACTTTTGAACTAGCATCTCCTATTTCATTTAAACTAGTAACTTCTTCTCCATCTTTATTGTCAGTCCAATTTCTGAATGTCATGTTACCTTTTGTATATGCTTCTCTTTCTATATCATTTAAATTATCATCCTCCATTGTATTGGTAGTATTAATACCACCTAATCTGTCTTCTAGATTTTGGATGTGGTGTATCATCTCATGTGCGAATGATCTTACAATATCTTTTGGATGTCTACCCTCTGTGTATAGTACTACAGCCATATTATTTGGGTCATAATATGCTGTTTTACCTAAAAATTGAGATGCATTTTCTTGATCTCCATGTT